GAACACGACGCCGATTGCTTTGCCGCCGCAATCCGGGCAGCGCGACGCCGTGCCGCCGGAACCGCCCGTCATCGAAAACGACGAGCAGCGTGCCGCCCCCGCCGCCGTGGCCGAAGGTGACTTCGTGTCGTGGGATTCGTCGGGCGGGCGTGCTCGCGGGCGGATCGACCATGTGATGGACTACGGCACGCTGGACATCCCCGGCACCGACTTCAAGATCGACGCGACCGAGGAAGATCCTGCCGCACTCATCACGGTGTACGAAGAGGTGAGCGGCGGATGGCGGGCGACCGAGACGCAGGTCGGGCACAAGGTGGCGACGCTCACGAAGATCGACCCGCTGCCCGAGCCGCCGCCGGTCGAGGAGAAGGCATACAGCAAGCCGAAGCGAAAGGGGCGGAAGCGTGGCGGCTAAGTATGACCACATCGACTTCACGCCGCCGGGTGGCGTCCGCGACGAAGCCGCGAAGGGGCTTGCGTGGCGTGACGAGCACAACCGTGGCGGAACCGCAGTCGGCGTGGCCCGCGCTCGCGACTTGTCGAACGGCGTGAACATCTCGCCCGAGACTGCTCGCCGCATGAAGGCGTATTTCGACAGGCACGAAATCGACAAGCAAGGAAAGGGCTACCGCCCAGGCGAAGAAGGTTGGCCGTCGGCCGGCCGCATCGCCTGGGCGCTTTAACTATGGGGCGGAGACCCCGGGCAAGATTGGGCGAACAAGTTGGTGAAACAAATGAACGCCGCAGACGAGGAGAGAACGATGAGCAACGCAGTTGAACGCCGCAGCCTGTTGATCGAAGAGAACGCCGACGCCGCCGTGCCGATGCTCGCAGTCGAGAAGCGAAGCATCGAAGGCGAAGACGAGAAGGAATACATCGTGGGCTACGCGGCCCGGTTCGGTGTGCGGTCGCTCCTGCTCGGCGACTTCTATGAGCGGATCGACCCCGCCGCGTTCGGACTCGTCTCGGAGCGACGCGGCCGCAAGAAGAAGCTCGAAACGCGGGCGCTCTTCAATCACGACTCGAACTACCCGCTCGCCCGCTATCCGCGAACGCTCTCCCTCACGGTGGACGAGGTCGGGCTGCGGTATGAGTTCCCAGTGCCAGACTCAACATACGGGCGGGATCTGGCGAACAACATTCGCGACGGCATCGTGCTCGGATCATCATTTGCGTTCACCGTTGCGAAGGGCGGCGATGAGTGGGCGATCGAGGACGGGCAGAGCGTGCGAACGATTCGCTCGGTCGATTCGCTTCTTGATGTCGGCCCATGCACGTACCCGGCCTACGGCGACGGCGGGCTCGAAGTCGCGCAGCGTTCGCTTGAACAGTTCCGCCAGCAGCGCGAGGCGGTGGTCGCCAAGCGTGTGCAGTCGGCCGCGAAGACCGCAGAGTTCCGCGAGTATCTGAGGTCTCATGGCCGCTAAGTCCGGCGATTCGTGCCCGAATTGCAAGATCGGAAAACTCCTCGTGGCGTCGAGTCAACGCCAGGGCGAGTACCAGATTCGGTACTTGCGGTGCCGGTGCGGCAACACCGACAAGCACGTTCTTCCCTCCGCCGAAGTGCGGCGTGCGAAGCCGGCAGCCTAGCCCTTCTTTACTGCCCCGCCTTGCGTGTGCTGCAAGGGGTGGGGGCGATCTCCATAGGTTCAAGGGTAGAGCGACGGCTGTAGCCGACGCGACCCGAACACAGGAGACGCTCTCGTGGCTGTCGAAAAGCTCAAGGCTCTGCTCGATGAACTGGCGGCCGTGGTCGCCGAGATGGAGACGATGACCGAGGACGCCCCCGAGGGCACCGAAGCCGAGCCGATGAGCGAGGAGATGGAGGCTTCCCTCCGTTCCCTCGAAGCCAAGGCCGACAAGCTCCGCGAGCGGATCGAGTTCCTCCAGCGAGTCCAGACCAAGCACGCCGACCTTCGCTCCGTTCTGGAGCGGTCGGCTCCCGCGAAGGCTGTCGAAGCCACCCCCGAGACCAAGGAGACCGCCGTGGAAAAGCGCACCGAGTACGCGATCCCGAAGGCCAATCACAACCTCCGCGCCTTCCGCGACAACGAGACGGCCTACCGCTTCGGTATGGCCCTGAAGGGCTTCCTGTTCGGCGATGCCGAGGCTCGCCGGTGGTGCAGGGATCACAACGTCGAGACTCGCGTCCAGGCTTCTGGCGTGAACTCGCTCGGCGGTGTCCTCTTGGCCCCGGAACATGCGACCGAGATCGTGCGTCTTGTCGAAGAGTTCGGCGCGTTTCCGCAGTACGCCCGCCGGGTCAACATGAATTCCGACACGCTCGTGATCGCTCGTCGGACGGGTGGCCTCGCCGCTCGCCCGGTCGGTGAAAACGTCGAGGTGACGGCTTCGGACGTGACGTTCGACAACATCGAACTGAACGCGAAGATCTGGGGCGTGGCGAACCGCGTCCCGAACTCGCTGCTCGAAGACTCGATCATCGACCTTGCTGATGCAATGGCAGTCGAGACGGCCCAGGCTTTCAGTGAAGCCTTCGACAACTCGGGCTTCATCGGTGACGGCACTTCGGCTTACCACGGAGTTGAGGGTATCTGCCCGAAGATTCTGAGGGCTGACTACTCGGCTTCGGTCGTGACGGCGAGCGGCAATGACACCTTTGACGATCTGTCGCTGAAGAACTTCACCGACCTGATCGCGAAGCTCCCGCTCTACGCCCGCCGGAATGCGGCGTTTTACGTGAGCCCGGTCGGCTGGGGTGCCGCGATGCTGCGGCTCGCCATGCTGCCCGGCTCGTCGGGTGCAACCATCGGTGCCGGTGGCACGAACTCCAGCAACGTCGCTGCCGGTTTCGGCGAGACGTTCCTGGGCTACCCGGTTCGCGTCGTGCACAGCATGGAGTCAGGCCTGACCGGCACGACCGGCAAGGTGGCCGCCCTGTTCGGCGACCTGTCGCAAGCCGCCACTTTCGGCGAGCGTCGGGCGATCAACATCCGCACGGCTTCTGAGCGGTATATCGAGCTCGACCAGACCCTCACGTTCGCGACCACTCGCAACGCGATGGTCGTGCACGATCTCGGCTCCACCACGAAGGCCGGCCCGGTGGTCGCCCTCAAGTTCGGCTGATCTTCTGACCTCTCTCACTAGGAGTTTCTGACCCCATGAATCACGTTGCTGCTACGAAGAGCGTCAGTTCTGCCGCACTCGCCGTGACGAGCGCCCAGACGGCCTCGCTGGAGATCGACACCCTCGGCTACAACCACGCGTCGATCGACGTGCTGTTCAGCCCGTTCACCGCTGCGGCCAACCCCACGACCGCCGCTACGGTGCTCCGGGTTGCCCACAGCGACACGACCGGCACGAGCGGCCAGGCGAACGTCTCGGGGTTTGTCGGCGGCACCGATTTCACGGTGGCTGCTGGCAACACCGCGGTCTCGGCCCTGGGCTACTCGCACCGGTTTGACATCGACCTCCGCGGCAAGCGTCGCTACCTCACGGTGTACGCGACGCCTGCCAGCACGTGCGGCGTTGTGACCACGGCTCGCCTGTCGAAGGGCGAGGCGGGTCCGACCGGCGCGGCTGCCAAGGGTGTTGTGACCCAGGCCGTCGGCTGAAACTTGACACTGCGGGCAATCTAAGCGGCGGGCGTGGCAGCGTGTCACGCCCGCCGTTTCTTTTGGAGAGGTGCCCATGCTGGTTCAAGTTGGCGATACAAAGGTCGAAGTGCGGTGCGAGGCGATCCTGTCCGGCCCGCGTTTCGGGCCGCTCATCAACATCTTCGGCTTCATCGAAGCGATGATGCCGCTGCACATTCGCCCGACACTTGGACAAGGGGCCTACTGGTCACAGGTCGTCACCCGGATGCTTGAAAATTTTGAGCCCACGACGGAATACATCATCACGCTCGATATGGATTCCTTCGTGTCGAAGTCTGACATCGAATGCCTCTTCGCCCTGGCGATGACGTTCCAATGCGACGCCCTCGCGCCGCTCCAGGTGAAACGCGAGGACGGTCGCCCGATGTTGACCTTGCTCGACACGCTCGACAATCCGCCCGAAGGCGGCGTCACCGAAGTACCGATCGAATGGTTCGGAAAGCCTGTGCAACAGGTAGACACCGCCCATTTTGGCTGCACGATAATCTCCACCGCTGCCCTGCGGCGCATGTCGAAGCCGTGGTTCTATGAGACGCCAGATCCCAGCGGCGGGTGGGGCGACGGGCGGCGCGACTCCGACATCGCGTTCTGGGCCAACTTCAAGGCGAGCGGCAATCGCCTCTACGTGACGCCGCGCGTGGCGATCGGTCACGGCGAGTATGTGATCACGTGGCCCGGCAAAAACTTTGGTGCCCCGGTCTACCAATACACAACCGAGTGGCAGCAAACGCGCAAGCCGCCCGAATCTGCATGGAGGGTGCCTCAAGAATGAAAATCAGAATGGCGAAGGTGTACGGTGCGTACACGAAAGGCGAGATCGTCGAACTCCCCGAGCGGCAGGCGGAATCGCTGATCGCTTGGGAGTACGCGACGCGAGTCGATGATTCGCAGCAGTCGCTCATCGAGACGGCTGCGGTGGAGCCGGTGGTCGAGACGGCGGACGTGACGCCGCGGAGGCGAAAGAAATGAACAAGCGATACCGCAGTCTTCGCCGCACGGCAGCCCCGGCGGTAGAGCCCGTGACGCTGACCGAAGCGAAAGCCCACTGCCGCGTCGATTCGACGGCAGACGATACCCTGCTCACGAATTTGATCGTCGCCGCCCGTGAGCTCGTCGAAGACTACATCGACCGCTCGCTCGTGACGCAGCGGCTCGTGATGACGCTCGACCAGTTCCCGCCCGAGATCGAACTGCCGCGCCCGCCGATGAGCGACAGCGGAACGACCACGGCGGTAACGGTCACGTACACCGTCAACCAGACGGGGCAGACCACGACGCTCTCGACCACCGAATACCGCGTGGATCGAAACTCCACGCCGGGCGTGCTGCGAAACCTGTACGGCGGCACGTGGCCCTCGAACCTCGACGATCCGAACTCAATCACCGTCACGTGGTGGGCTGGCTATGGTGCGGCGGCCGATGTGCCGCAGCGAGTGAAGTCGGCGGTGCTGATGACGATCCTCGAACTCTACGAAAAGCGCGGCGACGGGCAGATGCCCGACGGGGCGAAGCGGCTGCTCGATACCGTCTCGTGGGGATCGTACTCGTGACGCTGAACGCCAATATCTTGTTCTCGCTCGTGGCGAACGAGACCGACGCGGGCGACTACGCGAAGGATGTTCGCACGACGAAGGTGGAAGACTTTATTGAGTTCACTGATGGCACAGGGGCACGGCAAGCACAAGTCGTGTGGAGCAACAAAGGAACCGTATCGCCTTCACAGAATTTGCTACTCAATCCATTGCAAGGAATGTCGGGGCTGGCTGACGAACGAGGAAGCGTCAACCTGTCGTCTATCAAGGCTGTTTTTTTCAAGAATGCAGGAAGCGTTACGGTTGTGATTTCATTTCAAGACTTCTTATCTGGCCCTCCGTTTGGTCTTGGCGAAGTTTCACTCAAGGAAGGCGCGTCTGCTTTTTTTTACGACGTTTCTGCTGACGGTGTCGCCACCGCTGGCGGATCTCTGTATGTAAGCAATTCAAGTTCATTGAGCTCTGCCGCTTACGAAATCGTCCTCATCGGCGAGGGAACAATCACATGAGCCTCACCGCTGAAGTGCTCGCGTCGGTCGTGGCCCGCGAGACGGGCACGGGCGATCTCGTCGTGAACTCGCGATTGACGAAATACGATTTCTTCCGCGAGTTCGCCGACGGCACCGGAGCGAACCAGGCCCAGGTCGTGTATTCCGACAACCGCACGGCGGCATCGGGATCGTTTACCGTGCTCTTATCGGCGATCTCCGACACCCGTAACGGCTCGTCGGCCCTGGTGCAGTTCTCGGCAGTGAAAGTCATCATGGTGAAGAACACGCACGCGACGCACACGATCACGCTGACGGGTGCGTTCTCTGGCGTGGTCAAGCCGGGCGGCGTGTTCCTGCTTGTCGATCCCTCCGCGGCTGGAGCGTCGCCGTCGTCGCTGTTCTTCGAGACCACCACCGGGGCGACCTACGATCTCGTCGTGATCGGGGAAGGCACCGTCACATGATCGACGCCGGGCAACTCCGCGAGCGGATCACGGTAGAGCAGCCGACCGAATCGCGGAACCGGCTGGGCGAGACGACGTACACGTACTCGTCATTCGCAGAGGTGTGGGCGAGCGTCACGGGCGTGACGGCCCGGGAGTTCCTCTTGGCGAACACCCAGCAAACGGAGATCACGCATCGGATACGGATGCGGTATCTGACCGGGCTCACGAATCAGATGCGGATTTCGTGGCGTGGGCGAACGCTTCAGATCATCTCGGTGCTGGAGCGGGAGAACCGGAGTGAGCACGAACTGATCTGCTCGGAGACCGTCTGATGGCTGTCGGCGGCGTGCAGTTGAATATCAACACGGAGGAGTTGCGCGGCTTCCGCGAGAAGCTGCGGGAGTTCCTGCCGCCGCGGCAGGCATCCGAAGTCATCGGCGACGCGGTGCGGAAGGCGATCCAGCCGATGACTCGCAAGCTCCGCGAGATCACGCCCGTCGGGCCGACGGGCAACCTGAAGCGGGCGGTCACGTCGAAGGTTGTGAAGTACGCTCAGAGCGGCGTCGCGGTTGGCATCGTTGGCTTCACCCGGGCGGGCGACAGCCCGACGGCATCCGCAGCCGGCGGCACCGTGCGTGTCGGCAAAGACCGAGCCTTCCACCAGTGGCTCCTCGAGTTCGGGACGAAGCGACGCGTGCTCACGCGAATCTCGAACAAGCCATATCAACGAAAAAGCCCCACGACGCCGTTCACCCGCACCCGCCTGGGGCAACAGGAGACGGTTCGCGGCAAAGGTGTGGTGCATTGGGTGAGCGGGCAGAACGCCGTGATCGCCAGTTCGTTCAACCGCCTCGGGCCATTCCAGGTCGTGAGGAACGAAGACCGGGACGGTGTGCAAACGAACCCGGCGTACCCTCGCGCGTTTTTCAAGAAGGCCAAGAAAGGCCAGCCGCTCATCATCGAAGCCTCGCCGGCTGGCGGCATCAAGAACATCCCGCCCGTGCAGACCGCGTTCGACCAGACGCAGGGAGAGATCGCCGCCATTCTTCAGCGGGAACTCGGGCTCTCGCTCGCGGAGGCGTGGTCTGCTCTGCGGTATCGCGACCTCGGCAGCGTCTCTGGCACCGACACACTCGGGCCGGGCTAACCCTGCAAGGGAACGGGGGCCACGCCGCATGATGCGGATATGGCCCTCCGCTCCCCCGAAGCCGCGATTCGTTCCGCCCTGGTCGCCGACGCCGACGTGGCGAATCTGTTGGGCACCCGGATCTTCCCGGTGATCGCCCCCGCCTCCGCGGCGGTGCCGTTCGCCACCTACCGCCGCAGTGCCGTACAGCGTTCCCAGAGTCTTTCCGGCCCGACGGGCGTGACCACCGTGGTCCTCGCCCTCGACCTCTACGCGGAGAGTTACGAGGCAGTAAGGGATCTCGCCGACAAGTGCCGGCTGGCGCTGGATGGGTACGGGGGCACGTCGCCAGAATCGGTAATAGTCGAGAACACGTCGCTCGACAACGAGGCAGACGGGTTCGCCCAACTCGCCGGCGGCGAGGCACCACCGCTTTACTCGGTTTCACAAACGTATTCGATCCTCTGGCAGGAGCAATAAAAAATGTCGACCACCCCGCACAGCGGAACCGGAACCGTCATTCGACTCGGCAACGTGGTCTACTCGGCGACGAACATCGTCATTTCGAACACCGACCCCCAGGCTGACGCCGAGAAGATCGACATCAGCCACCTCGGGCTCTCGACCGGCAACGCTATCGCCACGATCGACCGACCGCTCCAAGGCTCGACGAGCGACACTGGCCGCACGGTGCAATTCGACTACCTCGGCAACGTGGTGATCGCCGACGCTTCGACCGGCACGTGCACGATCACGGTGGGTGGGTCGGCGGTCGGCTCGTTCTCAGCCCTTGCCTACACGGTGAACGCCTCGACGCTGACGCTCGCCCTGAACGACGCGATCCGTGGTCAAGCCACCCTGCGGGTCGCCCGCGTCTAGTTGCCGTGGCGGAGGCCCGTCATGGCAACTTATTGCACGGGCGTTAGCGCAATCTGGAACAGCGTCACTCTCGGTGAAGTCACCGAGATCGACGCCACCATCGGCGGCAGCCTCCCGCTCGGGCGCGATTCGACGTTTGCAGTTGACGCAGGCGTTATTTCTATCAAGTGCCTAGCCACCGCGGGCATCGGCATTACGAATTGTGGGATTCAGAGCACGCTCCAGTTGTCTGGCGGCGGGCTCACTCTGACCCACAAGGCGATCTGCCAGACGCTCACGTTGACGGGTCGGGTGAACGACATCGCCCGGTACGGCGCAACTTTCAAACTCGTGAGGCAATAGATGGCACTCTCGGCTGAACAGATTCTCGCGGCGGATGACCTTGGCTTGAAGGAAGTCAAGGTGAAGGAATGGGGCGGCTCGGTGTTCATCCGTGTGATGAGCGTCGCGGAACGCGACGCCTACGAGCGGATGTGGATCGGCAAGAAGGACAGCGGCGTGGCGAACTTTCGCACCGAGTACCTCGTGCGGCTTCTGTGCGACGAGAAGGGCGACCTCCTCTTCACGAAGGAGCAGATCGAGAAGCTCGGCCAGAAGAGCGGTGCGGTAATGGCTCGCCTGTTCGACGCGGCGATCCGCCACAACGCAATGTCGGAGGCGGATGTCGAAGAACTGGGAAAAGGCTAAACGTCTCGCCAGTTCGTCGGTTCATGTTCCGGCTGGCGGGACACCTAAAGATGACGGTCGGTGAACTAGCACGACGAATGGATTCACAAGAACTCGCGGAGTGGATGGCTTATACGCGGTACTACGAAGCGATCGGAAACCCTTGGGCAGAGACGGGCTTGATCGTGTCGGCGTTACTCGCGCCGCACGCGCCGAAAGGGAAAGCCCCGAAGCCTTCAGACTTCATTCCGATCGAGCCGGCACCGCAGCATGAGGTTCAAGCCCGCGACGTCCTCATGGACTTGATGCAGCAACTCGGAGCGGAGTGAGATGGCGACGATCCTCGGGCTAGCGCTGAAGATCAACGCGGACGCGAGCGGCGTCCCGCGCCAGCTCACGACCGTCGAGAGGGCGTTGCAGGGGCTCGATCGCGAAGCGGCGAAAGTCACCGGCGTTTTCGACAGATTCTCTCAGTCGAGCGCCGCTGCGGCAGAAGTGCAGCAGCGGTTTCAAGCAGAGATTGACGCGCTGACGCGAGCCCTTGAAGACAGGGCAATCAACGGGCAGCAGTTCGCCGACGGCTTCGCGGCGATTCGTGCCGAGGCTGCCGCCCTTGCGGACACGTTCGCGGAAGGTGCCCGTGTCACCGAGCAGTATCGAACCGAAGAGGACCGGCGAGCGGAGACGCTGCAACGCCTGTCGAATCTTCTTGAGGCCGGCGCAATCTCGGAGGACACATACGCTCGCGCGTCTGCCGAAGCCAGCGGCGCAAACGCAGCGGCAGCCAAGGCGGAACAGGCTCGCGCGTCGGCCCTCGCTTCTGCGGCCCGCATCATCCAGGCCAACCTCACGCCGCAAGAGCGGTACGATCAACAAGTGCAAGAGCTTCGCGGGCACCTTGAGGCCGGGCGGCTTTCCCAGGAGCAGTTCAACCGGGCAGCGGCCCGCGCGAAAAGCGACCTCGACAACGTCGGCAAGTCGGCCACGAACACCGACAAGAGCATCGACAGTCTCAACAAAAAGGTCTCGGTGCTCGCCGCCATTGAGATCGGTCGAGTGCTGGTCGATGGGTTCCAACTGTTGAGCAACGCGTTCACGAGCGCGACGAGTCAAATCACATCGCTCGTGACTTCGGTGAACGCCTCGCTGAACACGCTGGATGATTTCTCGCAGCGAACAGGCATAAACGTCGAAGCTCTCCAAGGCTACTCGCTTGCGGCAAAGTTGGCCGGCGTAGACACCGAGGCGTTCGGGTCGGCGGTCCAGAAACTGGGCGTGAACATCGGCAAGGCGAACCCGGGCGACGCGTTCGACAAGTCACTTCGCGGCATCGGGCTGTCGGTCGCGGAGTTGCGGGCACTTGCCCCAGAGCAGCAATTCAGCGCAATCGGCGCGGCCATTTCTCAACTGCCAACGGCTGCCGACCGTGCTGCCGCATCTGTCGAAGTCTTTGGCAAGCAGGGTGCCGCACTGGCTCCGCTGTTCCGCGATGGAGCAGCGAGCCTTGAGGAGCTCCGCGATCGTGCGGATCGGCTCGGCGTGATCGTGGATCAGACGCAGATCGACAACGTCACAAGTATGAACGACGCCTTCGATCTTGTTTCTGCGACCGTCAGCGGCATCGTCGGGCAAGTGATCGGCAACCTGGCCCCGGCGGTTACATCAGTGACCGAGGAGTTTTTGAAGTTTGTCGAAGCGTTCGACGGATCCGGCGGCGCGGGCGGCACGGGGATTGCCAACTCGATCACTGAAGTGCTGCTTCAGGGTGCCGAGTATTTTGCAGGAATTTTCGATGAGTTCGTCGGATCGTTCGCTGGATTCTCGGTTCAACTTGAAAACGCAGGAAGCGCATTCACGACTGTGACCGGCGTTCTTGATGCCTTGAGTGGCACGTTCAAGGCGATCTTCAACACGTTCCAGATTATCGGAAACGGCATCGCGGTTGCCTTGGGCAAAGTGCTTGAAGGCATTGGCAGTTACGTCAGCACCGACCTCGAAAACTTTGGGCGGGATCTGCAAACGAACGCCAACGATCAACTCCAGCAAAACCTTGCCGAACTTGAGGCAGCCGGGCAACAAATCATCGACGGCACCACGCAGGCCGTTTTTGGAAACGCCGCGGAGCAAGAGGCGGCAGCGACCGGGGCCGCAACCACGTTCATGCAATCATTGCGGGCGCGGGTTGAACGTGAGCGTTCTCCGCAGTTCCAGATTGAGACAAACATCGAAGAGACTCGCGATCGCTTCGACTCATTCTTTAACGGCATCACGGTCGAGAGCAGCCGGATCACTGACGCAATGCGGCAGTTTGAGGCGGTGGTCGCTTCAGTGGTCGATCCGCTGAACATGACTGAAGAGGAGATCAAGCGAATTGAGGAAGCCCAGCGGTTCGTGAACACGTCGATCGACCAGGAGCTCACACTGCGGCAAGATGCGGCCGAGGCTGCCACAAAGCAAGCCGACGAGGACGGCAAGCGAATCGACAACCTCTTGAAGACGAACGACGCACAGCAAAAGATCGCCGAAGACTTGGCTGCCCTGGAGCGAGAGCAAGTCCGAGTCCAAGGCGAGATCGACGCCGCCCGCGATGCCCAAGACGCGGCGCGGACTGACGCAGCCCTGAGTCGCCGGGCTCAGATTGACCAGTTGCAGGCGTCGCTCGAAGAGCAGCAGCAGGCAGCCGAGCAAGGTTTCTCAGCGAGCTTCTCAAAGACATTTGAAGAGACGAACAAGGGCATCGTCGATCTCGTTAACAAGGCCGCAGAGTTTGGAAACGCTGGTGCCATCGCTGCCCAGCAACTCAAGGAAGGCATCGCCCGGGCGCAGGAGCAGGTTCGAGACGGCATCCTTACCCGCGAGACCTACGAACGCGAGGTCGCCCAGCAACGCGATATCTTCCAGCAACGCCTCGACGCTGCCGCCCGGGTCGAGGAGTTCCTGCGAAACGGCGTTGACGCTCGGCAGCAGGCCGAACTCAAGGCGACTGAGGAACTGGAGAAGCGGAAGAAACAAGCCGCGACCAACGTCCAGGCGATCGAAGCGAAACTGATCGAGGAGCGAAAGAAGTTAGAAGAGGCTCGCGAGGCGGGCGACCTCCGCGGGGCTCGCGCGGGTGCGACGCGCGTCAGAGAACTGGAGCGTGTGCAGCGGCAGGAGCAGCAACTCGCCGATGGGCGACTTCGCCAGCAAAACCAGATCGGCCAGCAGTTCCTTACTGGACTGAACTCGGCCCAGCAATTTCAGAATCTCGTCACGCAACAGAACGACAACTTCTTGAAGTCGTTCAACGACACATACGCAGGGGCGAACCAAGCCCTCGCCGCCAACGCCGCAGCAGCCGCAGAGCAGGCGGCGAAGTTGGAAAGACTCCTCACGCCGACGAACCAACTTGCGAACACCGCGGATATTCGGACGGCGGAAGGGCAGCAACTCCTCCTCGACGTGGCGAGCCAGGGCATCGACCCGGCGCTCGTGGAGTCGCGGCTTCAGACGAAGCAACTCAACCTCATCGCGCAAGGCATCAGCCAAGCGGCATCAAACTACTTCAACTCGCCCGTCGCCATCGTCGGCGGCGCGGCACTCGGGTGATTTATGCCAGGCACAATCCTCTCCACTCGCGAACTTGCCCGCACGTTTGAGAACGAAGTTGGCTCGACCGGCGGGGCCGCTCGGCGTCGCTGGGTGTGCAATCTAAGCGACGACACACTCACGAACAACGGGCCGCCCGACATTGCAACGATCCTCACCGCGACTGCCGGCGGCGCGTTCAATGCGCTCCACCCGGTTCACACGGCACTCGGGCTGCGGAAGATCATCGTCAACGAACGATTCGAGGATGATCCCTATAAACTCGAAGTGATCGGCGAGTATGGATTCGTGAGAGCCGAAGATCTCCTCGCCCCGGCGGCCCGCGCCGCCGTGTGGTCGTTTGAGTCGCAGCCGGGCGAGATCCCGGCTCTCGCGTACTACGACGCGAACGCGTCGTTCCCGCCCGACAAGCCGCTCACAAACTCCGCGTTTGATTTTTTCCCTGGGCTCACGACTGTAGAGTCGATGGTGCGGATCAAGGTTCAGCAGAACTTCGCCACGTACCCGAACCTCTGGCTCGCTGCGCAGAACCACTTGAACAATGCGGAGTTCCTCGGCTGCGGAATCGACACTGTGAAGGTCGCGGCGGTTGAGGCGACCTACACGACTGAGATGGTGAGCAATGTCATGTATTCCTACTACGCTTCGACTGCGAGCCTGCTCTACCGGCAGTCGAGCCATAATCTCTTGATTCCCGACGTTGGCTTCAACTTCATCGACGGCGGCCAGAAGCGACGCGGCATGGTGTTTGATTTTCAGAACGCCGAGTGGGTGCCGTCGCCGAATCCGATTGCACTCAACGGCAGCGGGATGCAGAACCTCACCGGCAACCCTGCCATCCTTACTCGCCGCGTGAATCCGCGAACCAACTTCACGACGCTCTTCGGGTCGCCTCCATGACGAGGCCACGCGACCCTACGCAGTTCACACGCGAGAGCGCCGAGCGGATCGCCAACGTGGTGCGTGCGGCGGAGCTCGCGTCGCCGGCTGCGAGGCCGCTGTCGTTTGAGCCGCTGTTCGACGCGAGGAAGCAGAAGGTCTTCCGCGTAGCGACGTTCACCGGCGCGTGGTCGATCAACGCCACGAAGACGGTGACGTTCCGCAATCAGACGGCCACGCCGAACACGGCTGTGGCCACCAATCTCTTTGCCGCCCTGACCGGCACGACAGCAACTTCCACTTTCCGCAATTGTGCAATAGCCAAAGACGGGACGGCGTGGTATCTCATCGCCGCACAGTGCTGATATGGCAATGCTTGGTGCTTTATGTTCGCCGTGTTGCGGGTCAACTGGAATTTGCGAGCCACAAGCTCCCACCGACGGCGTTGTGCTGGCATATTCGATCGTAGACGGGCTGGATGGATCGTTTCCTGAACGTCCGGCCGGAAATGGATTAACTGCGCACCCTGGTTTCTCTGGCTACCAGACTTCCGCCGGGCCTGTTAATTACCTTGTTTCGCCATTTAGGAGCCGGACACAAGGCGGGCCGCAGTCATTTTGTCCTGATGTTTACGCATCGGAGGAAGTAACCTACTACCAGGATTCAATCCCGCAGACGCCCGGAACTGCGTGGCCGTGGTTTCCTGTTTGGGGGTCCGACTTTGATACCAACCGAATTACGTTTACTAGATTTGAATGCACCATTAACTCCCTCCCAGGGTTTCGCCGCCAGTCGTCCGCAGCATTTAAGCTACGAATGGGCGCAATTAGCTGCCCTCTAATCATTCAATCTTGTTTGTACAATAAGAGTTTTTCGGGAACTATCACAAACACTTTTAGTACGTTTTGGTCGTTTGGACGTGGTGAATACAACACTGAATACACGTTCTCGGCAACAAACGTGCTCGGCCAGAGTGTTTCTCTGACTCAGTCCGGCAGCGGTAGCGCTTCAGTAAGCAGCACAAGTCGAACAGGAACGACGTGGCCTGTAAGGTTGTACGCAAAAGCCGACGTTTATTCATACTACGACCCGTTCCCAACTCTGAAAAAACGATACCAAGAAATCCAGATGGATATTCTTGGAATCTATAGTGTTGGGTTGAATGAATTTTTATTTCCTCCGCTTGGCCCGGCGGCCAGTAATTTGCCGTGATTCGCATAAATCCGGTTGAGTTGCATAGGCTAGCGTTACGATCTGGGATTTCTGTTCACGAAATCGACCAAGCAATCGTGCGTGGAAATTCCAATTCAGTTGAGTTAGATGAGTCGCACCCAGCGGTATCTAGGATTGCGTCCCTCATTGATCGCGGCCCCGGCACCCAGCTTGCCGCGCTCTTAAAGCGATTCGGCATCTCGCCCACGCCAACTTGCGCCTGCCGTGCCAAGGCGGCTGAGATGGACGCTTGGGGTTGCGACGAGTGCAGCCGGCCAGAGCGGATCGACGAGGTGGTCGCGGTGATGCGAGCAGAGGCCGAAGCTCGCGGCCTGCCCTTCCTTGACGCCGCCGGTAGGTTGCTCGTGAAACGCGCGATCGCCAACGCCCGGCGAAAGGAAGCGGCCGCCAATGCCCAGCGACCACCACATCACGATCGAAGGCAAGAAATGGCTCCTCCGGTTCACAAAATTGACGGGTGACGCCGCCGGCTGGACGTTCTTCGACGGTGCCGCGAAGCCGCGGATTCTGATTGACGAGAACGCTCGCGGCTGGAGTCGAGTCGAGACGATCCTCCACGAGCTCGCCCACGCGGCGCTCGGCCCGAACATCAGCGAGGAAGCGATCACCGAACTCGCGCGTGTGCAGCGGCGCGTTCTGAAGATGCTCTACACGATCACGCCGAAGGAGTGACAGATGGCAAGGAAGCCAGCGTTGCTTGATGAAGTGCTGACGCTCTCGCAGAACCGCAAGCCGGGATTCGGCACGTGGTATTCGCGGCTACCAGATGACGCGAGGGACGAGCTCGACGCGGTGCGGTCGGCGTTCGATCCGCAGCGGCACCAGAAGCGGGCTTATGCGCGGGCGATCATCGAAGCGTGCAAGTCTCGTGGATGGCAGACCTCTGGCGTTCAAGGAGTGCTCGCATGGCTGGACGGCAGACGCTGAAACAAGAAGTCGCCGCAAAGCTCCCGCCACCCTCGCCGGCAGCCGACGCCGAACAGGTGACGCAGCGGCAGGACGGCGAGACGCTTGAAGCCCGCAGCACGAGCCGGCGGATCAAGACGGTCGATGATCTGCTACGGCATATCGAAGCCGATATGACGCGATACGAAGTCGCCGCCAGCGAGGCGACGAAATGGGAGGTGGCGACCGCTGACGCCAACGGCGAGCCCACCGTCACCGAACTGCATCGCGTTTGGGTGCGGCTCAAGCCCCGGGGCGGGCCGACGACCGTCGAGGTGGTGCAGGCGATGATCGACGCGGCGACGAAAAGCCTGCGGAAGCCGCTAACCAAAAGCGTAAAGTCACCGAAGCGAGACGGCCTTTGGCAAGTGCTGTGCGTGGCTGACACTCATTTCGGGAATTACGCCTGGGGGCAGACAACTGGCGCGGGCGACTGGGACGTGTCGATCGCCGAGCGTGTCGTGCACGGTGCCGCCGGCGAACTCTTGGCGGTGGGCGATTCCCACAATCCCACACGCCGCACGATCGCCTTTCTCGGCGACCTATTCCACTACGATCGAGCCGAGCGGGCCGAGACGAGCAGCGGCACGCCGCTCGAACGTGACGGCAGGCTCCAGAAAATGATCCAAGTCGGGAGCGACGTGTTGCTCGGCATCGTGGATCGATCGGCCGCTACGTGCCCCACCGACGTCGTGCTCGTACATGGCAACCATGACGAGACTCTATCGTGGGCTTTCCACCGCATCTTGCTCGAGCGGTTCCGCAACGACCGCCGCGTGAGAGTTGAGGAGCGGTACACCGGGCGGAAGTACGTCGCTCACGGGAAGAACTTGCTGGGCTTCGCCCACGGCCACAAGGCAAAGAAACGATTGCCGCAGATCATGGCGATCGAGGCAGCGGCAGAGTGGGCACAGTGCCCGTATCGCGAATGGCACACCGGGCACTATCACTCATCGGCGGCAGAGTGGAGCCGACCGATCGAGACGATTGACGGCGTGCTGACTCGCGTCGCCCCGTCGCTCTGCGCTCCCGACGATTGGCACGCTTCGCACGGGTTCTTGAACACTAGACAGTGCATGGAGACTTTCATCTACGCGCCCGAGGGTGGCCTCACCGCAATGCACGTATCGACACCAACGAAAGGAAGACCATGACAACGACATTCCAAGAAGCAAACGCCGCACTCCGCCAGGCCGTCGGGACGAGGATCGCCGCAGTCGCCGCGGGCCGATCGACTGAGCAGTGGTACGATCCGCAAGACGAAGACTCGCCGAAGCCGCTGATCGGGGATTCGCTGCTCGCATCGAGCGACGTGCATCCCACCTCGCAGCAGTTCTTCGATCTGTGCGACGCGCTCAAAGAGATGCACCGCCGCAAGAGCCGCGACTACGGGTGCCCGAGTGGCGAAGACCCGCTCGCGAACATTCGCAACGGGGCGCGGTTCGTGGGCATCCCGTCGTGGAAAGGTGCGATGGTTCGATTGAGCGACAAGGTGACGCGGCTCGCCGCGTACAACGCCACCGGGCGGCTGGAGAACGAATCGCTTGAAGACAATCTCTTCGACCTCGCGAGTTATTCGCTGCTCGCCCTCCTGCTTCATCGCGAGGAGCGTGATGGCTGACCAGCGGATTCCATACTCCGAAGACGAGGCCCAGGAGGCGTGGCTGTTCGTCGGCCGCTACGGGCCGGCGAACGCCTGGACCGCGACCAACGGCACGGCAGCCCGCATGATCGGGCGGCTGCTCGAGGAGCGGGAGCGGTTGCTGGCGATCATCGCGGCAAAAGAGAACATCATTCAACCGGAGCCGGGCGGCGGCTAGAGCGGCGGCCGGGTTTTATCCCTTTCCCCGAGCCGCCGCTCGCCGCTTGCCGTCATTGAGACGGCGAATCTTCGAGGTCGATTCGCGGCAGCATATCCACGAACGTCCGCGTCGGCTTGGCGATTGTAGGGTCGATGTAGTGGGTCTGAGTCGTGGTGGGGGACGCGTGCCCGAGGGCCGAGGCGGCTTCCCCGAGCCCGCCGGCGGCGGCTAGGTACGAAGCCGCAGACTTACGAAACCCGTGGTATCCCCTGGCTGGCACGCCGGCCCGCTTGCAGATTGCCCGGAGGTGATACCAGAGGTGCCCTGGCACCCTGTCCCATTCCCACACGAGCGCCTTGTCTGGCGATCCACGCCGCAACTGACGCAGCCAGGAGGCCGTTTCAGACGAGATCGGCCGCAGTAGGTCGCGATACCCGCCTTTGCGGTTCTCTGCCCGCAAAAGGATCACCCGCTCGTCGAGATCGACATCCCGCCACTCGACGGCGAGCAGAGCTCCTACGCGTTCTGCCGTCTCAAAAGCCGCCCGGATCAGCGAGGCGTGCCAGATATTCGCTGGCTTGCCCGCTACGCCCCCTGGATAGGCCAGCGCCGCCCGAATCACGGCCGACACCTCGTCGGCCTTGTACGCCTTCGGGACGCGTTTGGGAGCCCGCATGGGCGGCAGCACTGCCGCAGGGGCGACATCGACTCGCCGCAGGCGGAACAGGTGATTCCAGAGGGCACAGATATGCGTGCGATCCTTGACGGTCGTGGCGATCGACACCTTGGCTTTTCGCGCCGAAAGAAAACGCTGCACCGCCACGCCGGTCAGATCCGACACAACTGGGTCTCTCCCCAGGTGGTCGCGGAACTTCTCGATTGAGAGCCGAAACTGTAGGTGAGCCTTCGGCTTCAGCCCGCGAAGCAGCGAATAATCGTCGTTCAGGATGTCGATCAGACGGTCCATGATTGCCTCCTTTTGCTGGCGGCATCATGCCATACTGTACAAGCGTGAGTCCCCATCGTCTCCAATCCGATTCCGTTCAGTAGTCATCCTACGGCGAGCGGTATTCGGCTGGCAAGAAATCGTGTTTCGTGCGGGCGGCAGCGGTTTGACTGTTGCGGTTTCGCAATTACGATAGGGGCATGATCTTGATGGCAGTGCAAGACGATTGGTTGTCGGTGGCAAAGGCCGCGAAACTCGCCGGCTGCTCAGAGCAGTACATTCGCCGAGACTTGCTCGAGCACCTTCCGCGAGACGAGAAGGATCAGCCCACAGCAGACCGCACGCAGGGCGGGCGTCTCGACGGCTGGCTCGTCAACGGCCGGGCGTGGATGGTGAGCAGGGCATCGGCGGAAGCTCTCCGCGAGACGCTCTCAACTAGGGCGACGATCCACGCCCCCGCCAGGGCAGCCCGGAAGGCCCCAACGGCCAAGAAGCGGCCTGCCGCGAAGCGGAATAAAAGCCGCTAATTCTCGGGCGAAAAGCCTGTTTCTGAAAAATCTTTCAAGTCCCCTTGACTGTAGTTGCGATACTGCTACTATGTGGGCATGCGAGCGATTGAGACTCGCAGCCGCAAGCAAGGGAGACGAAACGATGAGTGGCTTCAAGGTCGTGGGGATGGCTGAAGAAGGCAAGTGCGAGCACTGCGGTGCCAACTGCCCCAAGCGTCGCGTCTACGTCATGCCGGTCGATTGCGACGGAAATCACGCTGGCGACGTTCAGTGCTGGGGCGTTATCTGCGCAAGCAAGGTTCGTGGTGATCGCGGCACTGCGACCGACGTGAAGTACCTGTCGCGGTTTGCGAAGCACATCGACAGGATTCGTTCGGTGGTAGCTGCTGGCGGTGGCTACCACGAAATTCGCCGGGCGACGATTTACGGCTACCCGTTCAATATCGCTCGCGGCGTTGTGCACGTTTGGAGCGGCAGTGGAACTGGCACCCCCGACGCTGAAATCGCAATGCCGGTGCTCGCTGGCTGATCAACTTCCTCACCCCAAAGGAACCCCATGACCACCTACCGCATCATTACGATCAAAGACCCTCGCACCCCAGGCTTCCGTTGGTGGGAGATCGAGGCCCGAGACGCCGTCACCGGCACGACCGAGATCGTCGCAGTCTGTGACACGAAGGACGAGGCCCGCGACACCCTTCGCGCCATGGAGGCCGCCAAATGAAACGCGTATGGAACCGCCTGCTCGAGACGCTGCTCTGGGTTCGTGTCGGCCAGGAGCTCGGCACCGACTCGGATCTCGCGCAGAACATCGCGGCCGGCATTGACTGGAGCATCCGCCTCGCCGCGCAGATTTTTGGTTGACAATAGTTGCGATACTGCTACCTTATGTTGCGTTGCCGCCACCGATGCGAGCGAAAAAGCCTGCTTTTCAAGCGTCAAATTTTCTTGCTGGAAATGCTTGACACCCCCCGCACTCCCGATACATTACCGCCCCTCAACACCTGAACCTTTGTTCCCCATCACTCGAAAGGAATCGAACGATGATCGCTGATCCCCACGCCGCCGAATACGCCGCCGCCGCCGCGGCGATGAATGACTTCTACGGCCGCCCGCTGACGCCGCCCACGACCACCATGCGTGCCGGTCGCCTCCACGACACCCACGCGGTCGGCGATTACGTGGAGTTCACCGACGAACTCGGCGAGCCCCGCCGCGGCTACGTGATCGAGGCCCAGGACGGCGACACGTACCTCATCCGGTGCCACTTGATCGGCGGCGGGCAGGAAGTGATCGCGGCCCACATCGACTCATTCCGCCCCTTCTAGACCAACAGGAGAGGCGTCGGAGACGCCGAACGCAAGGACGCATCGTGCCGCGGAGCCAGGATGGCGAAGCGGCTTTTCACAAACGGAACGGCAGAAAACGAAAGGGATTCAATGAGCGCGATATTTTGGATGGTTTGCCTTCAGGCAGTGGCGGTCGGAGTGATCGCCATCAGAAAGGCGAAACGCAGCGCCACGAAACTGCGGCTTCTACTCACCGGGCCGAGCGGCAGCGGCAAGACTTACGGCGGGCTGCTTGTCGCGAAGGGTCTCGGCTCAAAGCGGACGATCGTCATCGACACCGAGCAGGGTTCGAGCGATCTCTACGATCGGCTCCACGACTTCGACGTGATCGACCTGCGGCCACCGTTCACGCCAGAAGCGTACATCGAAGCGATCGACGCAGCGGAGGCCGCTGGGGCCGACTGCATCATCATCGACTCGATTTCGCACGAGTGGAACGGGAAAGGCGGCGTGCTCGAGCTCTCCGACGAGATCGCCCGAGCGAAGTTCAAGGGCAACACGTGGTCCGCGTGGTCTGAACTCACGCCCCGACACCGGGCTTTCATCGACCGGATGCTGCGGTCGAGTGCCCACATCATCGCCACCGGGCGATCGAAAACCGAGACGGCCCAGGTCGATGATCACGGGCGGAAGAAGGTGGTGAAATTGGGGATGAAGATCGAGTCGAGGGACGGCTGCGAATACGAATTCACCACCGTTCTCGACCTCATCCACGACGGGCACTTCGCCGTCGCTTCCAAGGATCGCACTGGGATCTTCTCGGCTGATCCGAAGCCTGTGACGGTCGAGACGGGCAAGGCGTTCGCCGATTGGCTTGCTGGCGGCGCGGCCCAGGAGCCTGCGGCATCGCCGCTCGTCGAGACGATCCGCGAGACGATCGCCAAGGCGACAACCGTGAAGAAGTTGGGGGCGATCACCGACCGCCTCGATGCCCTTGTCAGTGAGAACAAGATCACGGGCAACGAGTGGTCAACGCTCACCGACGAGATCAACGCCCGCCACGACGAGATTGAGCCGGCGGCAGTGTCCGACAAGTAGACCCACCACACCCCCAGGAGAAAGACCCATGCGATTCGATATGACCCAAGATGACAACGCCCCCGCCCCGGTCGAGACGGTCGACCGTCCGCTCGTGCCGCCCGGCACGCACGTGCTGACGATCGTGCACGCGGAGGAAGGGCCGAACGAATACAAGCGTTCGGATGAGAACCCCGAGGGGCTTTGCCTCAAGCTCCGCCTGGGCACCGACGGCGGGCACAAGTTCGTGTTCGACGATCTGCCGCAGCACCTCGCGTGGCGGGCTCGGCAGTTCGCCGCCGCCCTCGCGATCGTGCCGGCGGGTGACGCTCTCGATCTCGAGCCCAGCGAGCTCGTCGGGCAGAAGGTGACGGTCGATGTCGTTCACTACACGTCGAAGGTCGGCAAGGTCTCGGCGGTCGTGAAGAAGTACGTGCCGGCGGTCGCCACGCCGAAGGCGGCACGAGCGGCGAGCCCGACGGCCGCGACCAGGCGGGCGGTCATGGCGAGCGTGCCCGATGACGACATCCCGTTCTGATTCAACAGGAGAGACACCTATGGCATGGCACGACTGTGGATGGAAAGGACTGAAGAAGAAGGCCCAGCCGCAGGGCCAGTCGCGTCGATCATCGCGACGCGGCGGACGCTCCGCGGGAGTAGCGAAACCAACCACCGCAGCGAAGGGTCGGCAACCCAAGCCTCCAGCCGCCGGCTGACTTCGCGGGATGCCCCACCTCACGGGGCCAATACACAAGGAGGTGAGAGATGAAGGACACATTCCGACGCGACTTTGAGTCGATCGACGAGTTCCGCAAGCGAGTGGCTCGCGAAGCTGCCGACCGGGCGACGTTCGAGCCTGATATCGCGAAGGTGCTTGAGACGCCACCGCCGGCGACGGTGAGCGACCTAGTGAGCGACACGAGCGAGACGCGCGACGGCAAGACCTACCGCACTCGCGTCTACGCAAGCGGGGCGAAGATCACCTCGATCTACTTCGCCGACGATTGGACGCCACCCGCGGGCGGCGACTTCCTGCGGCCCGGGAACGAGGCAGCCAGAGCGGCGTTCAAGGCGGGGCGGGAAGAGGAATACATCGACAGGATGCGCACGCGGCACGGGGGGGAGTGGTAATGCGAAGGCTTCTAGTTGAGCGATACAAGCCGAAACTAACGGTGTCGAGTAATCGCAAGGGCGTTATCGACATCGACACCGTCAAGGGCTGCACGCTTGGCATGAAGGCCAGGCCAGACGGTGGATGTTATGGGCACTGTTACGCCAACAAAACCGCTGAACTGTACGGCTTTGATTTTCCTACCAGCGTCAGCAGGCAGATTGACGAACGCGAAAAGCCGGTGATCGAGCGTCAACTGATGGCTCATCCGGCGACGTGGTTTCGCATCGGAAACATGGGAGACCCGTGCCACGACTGGGAGTTGACCGTAGAGGCTTGCGAGTGGCTCGGAAAGCTAAAGACGCCGGTCGTGGTTACTAAACACTGGATTAAAGCAAGCGATGATTACATGGCGCGAATGGCCGCCGCTGGGGTCGTGCTGAACACTTCAGTCTCCGCGCTAGACACGCCCGCGGAGTTACACGTCAGGCTTCGCGAGTGGAGACGAGCCACTGACTTTGGCATGCGGTCTTTGCTTCGGGTTGTTTCGTGCAAGTTTGGCGACACAGAAGAGGGTCGCCGCATGGCTGCAATTCAAGATTCAATTTTTGAAACGGCTGGCGAGTTAGTAATTGACAATCCCTTGCGAATACCGGCCTCAGATCCGCGAGTCATCGCCGGAGACATCTTGATTGAGCGTCACAAAAACCTAGGCGGCGGGGCGTGGGTCAGCATCGAAAACCATTCGACATACATCGGCACTTGCGAACAGTGCCCCGACCAGTGCGGAGTCCTGGGAGCATTTGAAAGGCAGCAAGCGATGAAGACTCTTTTGCCATGCGAGACAGTTGAATGCGTATACGTCGAACAGGTGCTCGGGTCTGAATATCAAAACGCAATCGCAAAGCTCGCGATCGAAGACAAGGTTGCCTACCGTGCGGCCCGCAAAAACATGCAGATTCATTCTGCAATCGTGCTTCTCGTGGACGGAGCGTTCACCGGATTTTTCACGTTTCAAGTCAATCACGAAGCCGGGGAGTTTTGTTTACTTCAGTCCGCGATGGTGCCGGGCCTCGAAAACAAAGCGCAGTATCAAATGATGGTTGATGCGATCGTGCAGAGGAACACATTCGGCTATCCGATGTTTCTGACGTGCAGCACAAAACACAAGCTGGAACGCCCCAGTGTGTTTGAGGGATGCGGTTTTTGGACGTACCTCGAACTCAGCGGCTACTGCTACATGGTTCATGGCACTGAACCGCAAGCCAGGCTCAAGCGGTTGGCTCACGCAACCATGACGAACGCCTGGACGACGACGCGGGCCGACTGGCTGAAGATGAAGCGCGAGTGGAACGCCAAGATCAACGAAGCCGGGAAGGCGGCCGGAGTTGCCAACGCCACGTATGCGACGCGCGATGGCTGCTGGCAGGGAAGCAACGGCATGTCGAATGTCGTGCTAACGGAGAGGGTGATAGAGGGCGACGGCGTCAAGGAAGTTCGCGGTAAGTCGTTCAACGGGAACGCTTCTGTTCTTGACCCGGTGGCATGCGAGACGATCCTGCGGTTTTTCATGCCGAGCGGCGGCCGCCGCGTTTACAACCCATTCGGCGGCGGCGTTCAGTTCGGCTTTGTTACTGCGTCCTATGGATTGGAGTACGTCGCCAGCGAGATCAGAAAGAACCAGTGCGACGCCAATAATGCGATCTGCTCGCAGTTGTCATCGGCAACGTGGGTTCAGTCTGACAGCAGCCAGTACACGCCCGAAGGCAAGTTCGACCTTTGCTTCACGTGCCCGCCGTATTACCAAGTCGAGGAGTACCTGGACTACGACGGCAACCCCCCTGCGGGCGAGTTGAACAGCCTGCCCACCTACGCGGAGTTCCGCGACATGCTATTCGCCGGCTATCAGCGTGCGATCGACGCGCTGGATGACGACCGTTTCTTTGTCGTCATGACCGGCGACTCTCGCGACAAGCACGGTGGGTACTACGGGTGCGAAGCGGAGCACGAGTTGTTTTTCCGCGATCGTGGGCTGCATATCTACAACAAGATCGTTTACCTCGAGTGCGAGTTCACAAGGCTTGCTCATGCGAAGGTAACGCTGAACTACCGCAAGTTCCCGAAGCGAGAGCAAAAGATTCTCGTTTTCTTCAAGGGCGATCCCAAGAAGATCAAGTTGCTGTTCCCGCCGGTAGGGAGGCTGTAATTATGAGCAAAACAAAAACCTTCTCAGACATCGCGCCGCTCTACCTCGCCCAGCGTCGCGTCTCAGCCACCTACGAACGCAACGTCACGAAGGTGGCCTCGCGTGCGGGGCTCGTCACGGCTGACGATCTCAACCGGCACCTCCGAGCCCGGGCGGAGATCGTGGAGAGCACGACGGCCAGGAGCGAACGCACGATCCTGCTCTCGCTCTGGCGCTGGGCGTATGACGCCGGCGTGGTCGATCACGCCCCGCGTGGCATCCTGCGGATCAAGATCCGCCGCCGCCCGACGAAGGCATGGACGGTGCCAGAACTGAAGAAGTTGCTCGAGGCGACGAAGGCACACGACGGCAAGCGGCTCCGCAGCGGTGCGGATCTCGGGCTCTTCCTTCGTTGCTGGGTGCTCGTCTGCTACGAGACGGGCAGCCGCTTCGGCGATTGCATGGCATTCACGCGGGACAACCTCCGCGACGATGCCATCGCGTGGACGCAGAGCAAGACCGGCGATGCGATCGTGCGACCGCTCACCCCGGCGTGCCTGACGGCGATCGACGCGATGCTCGCGAAATCACCCGACGGGCGGATTCTCGGCTGGGCCTGCGGTCGCCGGATGGCAATGCGGTGGATGCGTGTGCTGATCGACTCGATCGGCATCGGCGGAACGTCGAAGTTCCTCCGCCGCAGCGGGGCGACGCACGTCGAGATGGAGAAGGCGGGAGCCGGTCGGCTTCACCTGGGGCACCGCTCGCCCGCACTGTTCGAGCAAGCGTATTGCGATTGGGCACAACTCAGGACGAAGACGCCGAAGACGCCGGCGCTCATGTGATTCATCCCCGGCAAAGGAGTTCCGCCATGACTACAGACCTTGAAGACCTTCCGCTCTTTCGCCGCACTGACCCAGTGACGAGCCGCCTTGCTGCGGCCGAAGCGAAGTCATTCCGCGGCGAGCACCACCGGGCGATCCTCGAGGCTTTTCGCGCGGCACCAGGCGGAGCGTCAGTGATCGCGGAACGCTGCGGCCTGGTCGCCCACCAAGTCGGGAAGCGGCTGCACGAGCTCGCGAAAGCCGGGCTGATCGTGGAGACGGGGCGGCTCGTCGAGAGTGCGAGCGGGCGGCGGGAGCGGGAGTGGAGGGTGAAGTGAAATGCTTTACGCAAAAGGAAAAACTGCTGCCACTCCTGGCGCGAGAGGCGAGTGCCCTGGGTGTGATGGAGAATTAATTGCCAAATGCGGATCAATCGTTCAGTGGCACTGGGCTCACACGATCGCTGATTGCGATCCTTGGTCGGAGCCTGAAACGGAATGGCACGTAAAGTGGAAGGACTGTTTTCCTAAAGAGTTTCAAGAAGTTGTAGTTGATAACCATCGCGCTGACGTACTGGTTGCGTCGCACGCGATAGAGTTTCAGCACAGCCCTATATCCTACGATGACATACGCGAAAGAGAGATGCACTACGACAGGCTGACGTGGGTATTGGATGGCTCATGTTTCAGAGATCGATTCTTAGTAAAAAGGCCAGAGTTAAGAGACGTCGTAGGCAACCCTGTTAAGTGGCGGGACCACAGTCATGGATGGTGGTGGTTTACGTGGAGTCACGCGAAGAAATCCTTTTTTTACGGTGTGGAAAAGTCGAGCCTCGTTGTCGATCTTGGTCATCTTGACTACTGGGATAACAACGCGACCTACCCATGCTTATTTGTTATCGGCGAATGGGGTAATCGTTACGGCAAGGGTCGATTTATTTGCCGGGACACGTTTGTTAATTCCTGCCTGAACGGAACTTGGATCGATGTCCCATTCCAAAGGGGACTGTCTCCGTTTTTAGCAAAGCCCTCCTGGCTACCTGGCTAGCAGACTCAACGCGAGTGACGCAATGGATTGCATTCAACACGACAGTCGCTTAGTTCGGCGGACAGATTGCAGTGGGCGAACGATGCTCACGTACCAGTGCGTGCGGTGCGGAAAGATTGACAACGCGAAGACCGGCGCAGGGCCGTGGGTTCCCAAGCCTGCGGACGTTGACATCGAAACGCTTCCGCTCTGGGATGACGAACTGCAGCGGCGCATTCAAGAGCATGCTAGGGCTCTTGCAGACGAGCGTCGGACAGAATTGTCCGAGTCTAGGCGTGCCGAGTATCTCTCCTACCTCGATTCCTACGAGTGGTATGCCAAGCGATCAAAAGCCCTAGAGCGAGATCGGCATCTGTGCCAAGGCTGCATGGAGGCCGTTGCGACTGACGTGCACCACGCGACATACGAACGCCTGTTCGACGAGCTCCTCTGCGATCTCGTCTCGCTCTGCCGCGACTGCCACAACAAGTGCCACCCGTACAAGGATCTCAGAGGAAGGGAATTAGATGGATACGCTTTCCCAGTGCATTGACTTTCTCGGTGCGATCTTCGAGCCCGAGGACATCATCGAGTTCCGGCCGCTGCCTCCGGCAGCCGGGCGAAGGTGGTCTCCGCTCACAGAGATTCCCGACATCGTTCAGTGGCTGCAGAAACTCAACGCTGACGAGACACAGCGTGTTCACGCGTACTTCGGTGGCAACCCGAGGACCGCGAAGGGGGCATCGCAAGCCGAGGGTGTGAAGCTCGCGAGATGCCTGTTCGCCGATTTCGACGGCGGCACAGACTTTGAAGGGGCGATGAGCCGCATCAAGGCGGCCGGGCTGCCGTGGCCCACGGCAACGCTGGAAAGCGGCGGTGGCATCCACGCCTGGTGGCGGCTCGATCAGCCCATGACCGACGCCGACGCGTGGCACGTGCGGATGAAGGCGATCGCGGCGGCACTTGGATCGGATCAGTCGATCTGCGATTGGCCGAGAATCATGAGGCTGCCCGGGTTCATCAACTGGAAGCACGAGCAGCGACCGTATTCAGTGCTGAAGGACTGCGACCCGACACGGGTGTACCCGCTCACGCGGTTCGCCGGCCAGGCGGCGCAGTCGGTTGTCGTGACACCGAAGAGCATGAGCGACCTCACAAGGCGCTTCCTCGAGGAGGGCTTCACGCTCCCGGCTGGCCGGCGGCAGACGATGTTCACGGTGGCTTGCGACTTCGCGGCCCGAGGGTGGGGCGTGGCCGAGGCGACCTCTCTCATCATGGAGCGGATGCGCCGCGTTGGCCTGCGGTCGGATGACCTTGAAGACTGCCCGAGACAGATCGCGAACGCTTGGAAGCGTGCCCGGCTGCCGGTGCTCGGCAAGGCCGAAGAGGCGGTGCCGGTTGCGGATGCTATCGACGAGACGCCGACTCCGACGCTGGTGGATGCGATCGACGCGTGGATCAAGCAGGAAGAGACGCCGGCGATCGCCACCGGCATCCCTGCTCTCGACAAGCTCTTTGACGGCGGCCTTCCGCTCGGGCAGATGACGGCACTCGCGGCGGCCCCCGGCGTTGGCAAGTCTGCACTCGCCTTGCAACTGGCGATTCAATGTCTAGAGAACAATCAAGATACGGTCGCGATTTGGTGCCTTGGCGAGATGACACGCGCGGCACTGGCGGCTCGAGCGATCTGCAACTTCGGTGGGCGCGAGCACGGCCTCACGCTTCAAGACGTGATTCACAAGCGACCGCCGTCGCGCGAAGTTGCTTTGAAACTATCAAGCACCGTCGGGTCGCGGCTGAAGCTCGTGGAGACTCCGCTCGTGATCGACAAGATCGAGCGGTCAGTGATCAAAGACAGCCCGACGCTTCTGATCGTGGATTACCTTCAGTTAGTTCGCGCGACTCGCCACTTTCAAGACAAGACGGGCGAGATCAACGATTGCCTGCTGAAACTTCGCGAAATCACGACAACCCGGAATATCGCCACGCTACTCGTGACCAATGTCGCGAAGGGCTGCGACGAGAACACCGAGATCGGAAACATCGGGAAGGGCAGCAATCAGATCGACTTCGACGTTGACAATTTGCTCTTCGCTTATCGGGTCGGCGAGGTTGGCGGCGACGGTGAGATCAAGGTGCAACTCAAGGCGAAGAAGATCCGCCAAGGGCAGATGGCGGATGTCGATCTCTGGTTCTTTGGGAAGTATCAAGAGTTCGAGGACGCGACAGCCATTCCCGAGTTTCCAGAGTTCAATAATGTGAACTGGTCGGTGAACTGATGGCGAAGAAGAAGCCACACCATAAGGCCGCATTACGCAGCCGCTGGCGGGAGTTTCTCGCCGACGGCTCCCTAGCCTCGCTTGGGAGCGAAGGCCGCCTGGTGGCCCTCTACGTGTTTGAGCGGGCCGATTGGTCTACGTGTGAGGTTCGGTTCTCGCTCCGCCGGGCCGCCGAAGCCATGCAGACCCATATCACCACTGTACGAAGGGGCATATCCCAACTCGTCGAGGTCGGCGTTCTGGAGGTTTTGGAGCCCGGAAACGGCCGGTCTAGGACGAAGTATGTCATCCCGTTGCGCGCACGTAGCGTGCACACCCCGGACACACAGTGTGCGCGCTTGCGCGCACAAGGCGTGCGCGCTCCAGACACGCTACGTGCGCGCAGTGAGCACGAGGCGTGCGCGCAGCGCGCACATGGTGTGCACACTGCGCGCACAGGCGGTGCGCGCTATTCAGTCTCTCTCAGTGGTACTTCAGTAAGTACCAGTGAGAGTATCAGTGCGGAGACCGCCGGGGCCGGTGTTGGACCGGCCCGGCGTCTCCGTCCCCATCGGATGCTGAACACGAAGACAGGCGACGGATCGCCGTTTGACGAAGAGACTAAGACCACAACGGCTGAAGAGCCGTTCGGAAAGGAATCCCATGACGAGCCCCCAGGTTGAACAGCCGCCAATCACCCCCCGTCAGCGCGAAGTCTTGGGCTTCATCGCCCGCTTCTACGCCGACCACGGCTACGCCGTAACGAACCGGCAGATCTGCAAGGCGTTCAAGTTCGCTTCGCCGAACGCGGCGGTGATGCACTTGAAAGCCCTCCGCCGCCGCGACCTCGTGACGTGGCAGCCGGGTGAGGCCCGCACGATCCGCCCGACGCAAGCCGGCGTCGAACTCTTGGAGGGAAATTCCGATGGCTGAACCCCGCGAACTCCCTGCCCCCGCGATCGTCGCCGATCTCTGCGCTCAAGAGGCGTGGCGACAGGCTGCGAACGAGGACACCCGCAAGGTTTTGGAGCTCGCCTCCGAGACGATCCGGGCTGTGATGCGGCGCTGCGTCGCGCTCGCCCACCAAGTCGAGACGAACGAGGCGGATGACGAGGTGCCGAAGGAGTCGATCGGCTCAACGGTCGCCTGGGAGTTCGATCTCTGCGAAGGAGATGTGATGGTCGGCCCGGATGCCGCGCTCGCTGAACTGAACAACGAAGACCCGCAGCGGCCCGACTTCGACGCGGAGCTCGGGCCGTTCCGCACGCTCACCGTGCCGATGGTCGCCTGGTATGGCAACGATGCCGACGCCGTCGAAGTGCGGGCGTTCGGCAAGTGGCTTGTGCAGATCGCCGACTGGCTGGAGGGAACCAGATGACCATCGAGCAGATCGTGTGCGTGATGTTCGGCAGCATTCTCCAGGCGACCGTGTTCGCTCTTGGAGTGGCGGTAGGTGTTTCACTCTCAAAGAGAAAGGATTCTCAGAATGACAGCGACAGCGACGAAGCGGCGCAAAGCCGCCGGTGTGACGATGGACCGCGGGCAGTTGCTCGGGGCGTTGAAAGACGTGGCGGCGGCAGTTGCGACCCGAGGGCCGAAGCCGATCCTGTCGAACGTTTTGCTTCACGACGGCCTCATCACGGCGACCGACCTTGAACTGCGGATCGACTGCCACCTCGATTGGCACGACGATCCCTTGCTCCTGCCGCACGCGCGGCTGCGGTCGATCCTCGAGACGGCGGCCGGAGACGAAGTGACGCTCACTCGTGACGGCGCGGCGTGCCGGGTTGAGATCGGGCGGAGCGAGTGGCGGCTGCCCGTTGAGGACGCCGCGGAGTTCCCCACGTGGGAGCCGGGCAAGCTCACGTCGCTTCCTCGCATCCCGTGCGACCAGTTCGCCCGGGCTGTTCGCAGCGTCTCCTACGCCTGCGACAACGAGTCGAGTCGGTTCGCGCTCGGGGCGGTGCAGATCGAGGTGCAGGAGGGCGAGTGCACGCTGTGCGCGAGTGACGGCCGGCGGCTGTCGGTCGCGCTCATCGAGTTCGACCAGGCTCTCGACCCGGTCGAGGTGCTGGTGCCCGAGCATGCGATTCAGCAAATGGCGGCGATCGCCATGAAGCACAAGGGCGACGGCACTGCCGTGCAACTCGAAGCGTCGAAGAGCGAGATCGTCGCCACGTTCGACGGGCAGACGTTGACGGCGCGTCTCATCGAGGGTCGCTTCCCGAAGTGGCGCGACGTGTTCCCTGATCGCGACGCTACCGAGCACGTGGTCCAGATCGGCGCTCTTCTCTCGGCGACTCGCGCGGCTGCGGTCGTGACCACCGAGCAGTCGAAGGGTGTGGACTACACGTTCACAGACTCAGGGATCACGCTCCACGGGCAGAGCTCGGAGAGCGGCGAGAGCAAGGTCGAGTGCGACATCGTGACGGCGGGCACGTCGGGCACGGTGAAACTTGATCCGCGATTCGTCGCCGACGTGTGCCGGGCTCTCTCGTCTCTCGACGGCGAGCCGAACGTGCGGCTCTCGACCGCCGGGCCGGGCGACGCCGTGGTGCTGACCTTCGGCGAGGATGACGAGTACCGCAGCGTGATCATGCCGCTTGATCCTTCGGCGTGATGTGGTGAGCGGCGGCGGTGCCGGGTGCGCTCCCGGCCCGCCGCTGCAAGCCTGCTTGCCCGTCGTGGCAGATTGCAGGCATGCGGGCGCTCGCGATCTCGATCGTGCTGGCAGCCACGGCCGCGCTCGCGGGCACGACCGATGATGCGATTCCCGACTCCCGCTATCTCGACTACGCCGCCGGCTTCGCCCCATACACGGCGTTTGTGACGGGGCTCGAAGCCTCAGATCGCCAGGTCTACTTCGCGACGGGCGTGGCGATTGCCGACCGCTGGGTGCTGACGGCAGCCCACGTGGCGAGCGAGGCGGGCACGTGCCTGGTCGTGGTCAACGGTCAGAACCTCCGCGTCGAGACGATCTACGTGCATCACGAGTGGCAGCCGGGGCGGATGGGGCTGAACGATATTGCGTTGCTGCGGACGGCTGCTCCGGTCGGGCTCTCGTGGTATCCGCCGCTGTGCGACGGCGGCGAAGAGGCGGGCGACCTCTGCCAGATCGCCGGCTTCGGCATCACGGGCAGGATCTCGACGGGGTACACCACGGCGGATGCCAAGCTCCGGGCCGGGACGAACACCATCACGCGGCTGGAGGGCGGCGTGATCGTGTGCCTCATCTCGCGCGGGTCTTCGCCGCTCGAGTACGGCATCGCCCCCGGTGACTCGGGTGGCCCGCTGTTCGTCGGCGGAAAACTCGCCGGCATCAACTCCTTCACGTCGGCGGATCGCGGGCCGCTCAAGTCGAAGGCGGGCGAGGAAAGCGGGCACACCCGCGTGAGCCTGCACCGGGAGTGGATCACCGGGATCATCGGCGGCGATTAGTTGACAAGCCCGGCACACTCGCCGGCATGATCATCTCGACCGACACGCCGATGGGCTTGGAGCCCGAGGATGCCGCCTACATCGCGGCCCAGCTCTGCCACGACCGCTCGGAGTTCTCGCAGGAGCTCGAAGCGGCGAAGTCGCTCACGCCGATGGTCGTGGTCTACGAAGAGCAGCCGGTCGCCTGGGTGTGTTCGCACCAGTGGCGCGGGCTTCAAACGCTCGAAGGATTCACGCACGAGGAGTGGCGGCGGCGCGGGTTGTGCCGGATCGCCTCGCTCGTGCTCATCGCCGGCGGCTACCTCCGCCGCGACCAACCGATCGCCGTGTTTTCTCCTGAGTGTGCGGAGCTCACTCGGGATCTCGGGTTCGCCGAGACGCGGCTGTTCCGAAGGGACCGATATGGAGATTGGTCCGAAGCCCCCAAGGAGAGATAGCCATGAAGTTTGTCTTTGCGCTCGTCGTGTTGTTTCTGCCGCTGGCCGCCCAGGCTCAGACGGTGATCGTTCGTGGCCCCGCCGTGATCTCTGCCCAGGAGCACGCGACGATCATCGCTCGCCGCGGCACGCTCGTGCATTCGCAGTGCGGGCAGACCGAAGGGATCGGCATGGGCAGCACGCCCGAGGCGGCGAGAAAAAATTGCTGCTTCTTCGGGAAGCGGGTGATCGTCGAGGAAGGCGTCGCCTACTCGCCGGCGACACGTCGCTGGTACGCGGTGATTCGCTACCGCTAGTCATGAAGACCGTCACCTTCAGCGTCGAAGGCGACCCTGTGCCGCAGCCCCGCGCGAGGATCTCCACTCGCGGTGGCTTCGGCCGGGCCTACACGCCGGGTGATCATCCGATCCACGCGTACCGGGCGGCGGTTGCGGCTGCCGCCCGGGCCGCGGGGGCGGAGCCCAGCGATGCGGTGCCGATCACGCTGATCGTCGATCTCGTGTTCGCCCGCCCGAAGAGCCACTACCGCAAAGCAGGGCTGAAGCCCGACGCCCCGAAGCTCCCGCGTGCCGATTGCTCGAACGTGCTCAAGGGAATCGAGGACTCGTTGAACGGCGTGGCGTGGATCGACGACACGCAAGTCGGGAAGGTGATCGTCGAGAAGTCTTTCGGAACGGAGGGGCGGACTACCATCCGCATCAGTTGATGCCCGAGATCACCCGCAACGACGCCTTCGGGCAGGCGATCATCCGCACGATCCGCGAGCAGGGATTCGAGCACGTGCTCGAGATCGGGGCGTGGGATGGGCTCGGCTCCACGCAAGTGCTTATCGAGGCGCTCTCGCACGCGCAAGATCCAAAGCTCGTGTGCTTGGAGGCGAACGCCACGCGGTACGTGCAGTTGGTTCAGAACGTGCGCGACTACCCGTGCATCAAGCCGGTGTTCGGCTCGTCGATCACGCTGGCGTCGCTCACGCCAACGACGTTTGAGGAAGTGTGGAATTCGCCACACAATCATCTGCGATTCCCCGAAGAGCTCGTGCGGTCGTGGTGGGTGGAGACGGTGGCGTTCCTCGAGGACGCCCGCGAAGGGTTCCTCGAACACCTCGACGATGTGCAGTTTGACGCAGTGCTCGTTGACGGGTGCGAGTTCGCGGGCTTCGATGACTACCGCCTGGCGAAGCCACACGCACGGTGCTTGATACTCGACGACGTGCACCACGCGTACAAGTGCAGCCGGGCACACGCCGAACTGAAACTCGATCCCGAGTGGCGGCTCGCGTGGGAGGACGACCGCGTGCGAAACGGAGCGGCAATATGGCTCCGAAAAACCTAGTCATCGGGCGCGGCTTCGTGGGTCGCTCGCTCCACGCCTCCCTCGGCTGGGAAGCCTGCCCCATCGGCGTGCTCCAGGCTCTCGCCTCGCCGCGCCGTATCCAAGCCGCGCCGGTCGTGGTGTTCGCGAGCGGCACCAAAGACCTCGCCGCATGCGAAGCCGACCCGCGGATGGCGGCAGAGAAGAACCTGGCGAACGCGGCAACGCTCGCCCGGCTAGCCGGCGGCGTGTTCGTGTACGTGAGCACCGACTACGTGTTTGACGGGCAGCGTGGCGGGTACGGGCCGGGCGATACGCCGAACCCGAAGACGGCTTACGGGGTGTCGAAGGTTCGCGGCGAGGATGCCGTGCTCGCGGCGTGCCCGCGGGCGTTGGTGGTGCGAACCTCACATCTCATGGCGGCGGGCTGCCCTTGGATCATGTGGCTCGCGAGACGCCTTGCCGAAGGCCAGGCGGTCGAAGCGTGGGAGGACCGGCACAACACGCCGACGCCGGTCGATCGCCTCGCACAGGGCATCGTAGAGGCTCTGGAGCGTGACACGCGTGGGATCATCCACGTCGCCGGCAGCCGCCGGGTGAACCGGCTGGAACTCTTCCGCGACATCGCCGCGATCCACGGCATCGACCAAGAGCGGATCGTGCCCGGCCGGTGCGACAACCCGCTCGTGCCGCGCGACCTTTCGCTGGTGACGGCATGAAGATCAACATCCTCGTGCCGTCGGTCTCGTCGATCTCGACCGATAACAACGGGGCGAACGTCCAGGGCGACGAGATGGTCGCCCGGGCGTGGGTGCGGTACCTCGCCCGCGATCCACGGGTGGAGCGTGCCGAGCTCAACGGGCTGGAACCCGCCGATGCCTGCGTGTCATTCACGCCGTTCGCCAAGGGCACGACCGGGCTGCAGGTGCTCTACATCCAGAACGTCTTCCCCGAACCAGAGTGGCCGGGCACGGTCGAGATGTTCGCAAGGGCACGCCCGCACTTCGACGCGTTCGTGTTCCCCTCGCCGGGGCTGCGTGATCGGTGTTGCGACGGTCTCGTGCTCCAGTTCGCGGTCGATCCCGAGGTGTTCTATCCCCGCCCACCGGCGGAACTGGCGTGGCCCGTGGTGTTCGTCGGAAACAACATCCGCGACCGCGAGACTACCGAGCGGTACATCCTCGCCTGCCGCGACCAGGGGCTCGTCGTGTTCGGCAACCCGGCGGCGTGGAACGATCCGGTGTGTCGCGGGAAGTGCTCGGTCGAAGCGGAGGCGGCAGCGTACTCGGCCGCCGGCGTCTGCTTGAATGCTCACCTCCGCGAGCACCTCGAGTACGGCTCGTTCAACTTCAGGATCTTCTGTGCGCTCGCCTGCGGCGGCTTCATGGTGAGCGATTGGTCGCCGCACCTCGAAGCGGAGTTCGGCGGGTGCCTCGCATTCACTGACGGCGGCGAGGAGTTGCGGCGGGTGGTAGGACATTTCCTGAAGCATCCGCACGAGACGCAACCGTACCGCGACGCCGGGCGGCGGCTCGTGCTTGAGCGGCACACGTTTGCCCACCGGATGACCGAGCTCGTGAATTGGCTGGAGAAGAAACTATGAAGGTGCTGTTCGCAAACATCCCGCACATCCGATGGAAGAACGGCGAAATCTACACCGGCCCGAACGCTGGCAGCCGGTGGCCCTGGACGAATCCCGGCCCGCACTTCTCAGGCTACGCACCGTTTCCGTTCTGGCTCTCGTGGGCGATGACTTACACGGCCCACCACGGCATCGACTGCGCGTTCTATGACGGCGTCGCGCAACGGCACTGGAGCCTCGACTTCACCCGCATGGCGTTCGCGTCGTTCAAGCCCGACGTGGTGGTCTATGACGTGGCAACGCCGACGGTCGGCATCATCGACGGGATCGCGAAGTGGGCAAAGGAATCGTTCGGCTGTCGGAACGTCTACACCGGTCCGCACATGAAAGCGTATGCCGAGCGGTGGATCAACGAGCCGCACGTCGATCACTGCGTCATCGGCGAGCCCGACATTCCCGTGCTCGACATCTGCCAGCGCGGCGACCAGGCGAAGCCGATCTACCGCTTCGAGCACCTGACGAACATCGACACGCTGCCAGGCGGGAATAACTTCCTGCCGTGGCGACCGCCGGCTGACATGCTTGTGAACTACTACGAGCCGACGATGCCGACGCCGAAGATCCAGCTCACGGTGATGACCTCGCGCGGCTGTCCGTTCAAGTGCTCGTATTGCCAGTGGCCCAACGTGATGAACAACGGCACCTACCGGGCACGCTCTGCCGACGCGGTGGTTGACGAATTGCGTCAGGCAAAAGCGTGGCTCGGCGAGGAGATGCGGAGCATCCTGTTTGACGACGATACGTGGAACCTCGGCAAGAGTCGCATCGAGAAGATTCTCGCCGGGCTCAAGGATCTGTCGCTGCCGTGGACGATGATGGGCAGGATCGACACCAGCAAGCCCGAACTCTATGACCGCATGGTGGATGCCGGCTGCGTCGGGATGCGGTTCGGTGTGGAGACGTTTAACCAAACGCTCTCTGACAACGTCAAGAAATCGCTCGACGTTCAGGTCGCATACGAGAATCTGAAGTATCTCGTGACACGTTACAGCGGCATGGAGTTTCACTTCACGACGATGCGAAACCTGCCCGGAGAAAAGCCGGGATCGTGGCAGCGAGATCAAGAGTTGCTCCAGGGGCTCGAGCGGCTCGGGGCGGAGCACGGCAACCGCGTGCACTGGCAGATCTCGGATTGCATTCCCTTCCCGGGAACCGAACTCTGGGAAGAACTCGTCGCCGCCGGGCACGGCGAGACGCTCGGCAACTTCGATCTGTACGACGGCTCGCCCGCCCACGACGGCATCCTCCAGCAGACGGTCGGCTGGCTGGGTGAGAACTACCGCCCGAAGTACCACGAGTATTCGGGCGCGACCGGAGCCCCGACGAACTTCCCCACGAAATGAACATCGACTTCCGCCCGACGCGGCTGCCCGAAGTGATCGAGGCGGTGATCGAGCCGCACGTCGATGAACGCGGCTGGATCGGCGAAGCGTGGCACACGTGGCAGTTCGCGAGCGCCGGGCTGCCCGGGGCGTGGATCTCAACCAAGTTCGTCGAGAGTTCGTGCGGCGTGCTCCGCGGGCTGCACTGGCAACGGGCACCGCATGCCCAGGCGAAGCTCGTGGCGTGCCACTACGGCGAAGTGTTCGATGTAGCGGTGGACGTGCGGCCCGACTCGCCCACCTATCGGCAGTGGGTCGGCGTGACGCTCTCGCACGAGCGGCGAAATCTCCTGTTCGTTCCGCGAGGCTTCGCCCACGGGATGCTGACGCTCTCGCCGACATCTCGGTGCAGTTACTCGGTGGCGTTCGCCGGGCATCACCCTGAGTCGGAGACCGGCGCGAGGTTTGACGATCCGGGTATAGGAATCGTGTGGCCCGCCGTGCCCGCGGTGATCACATCGGCGAAAGACGCCGCCTGGAATCCGCTCGCGTGAATATCACCGTCTCCGCGTACAACCGCCCCGAGTATCTCGCCTCGACGCTTGATGCGCTTTCGCAATGCGACGGCATCGCAGATTGCAAGGTGACGGTGCTGCTCGATCCGTGCGACGAGACGCAAGATCAAGCGAACGTCGCCGCTCGATACGGCTTTGTGCCGTATGTGTACGCCGACCGCCAGGGTTGCAACCTCGCCATCGGCAAAGCGTTCGCTCACGGGTTCGCCGATCCGGCGGTCGAGTACCACGTGCATCTCGAGGATGACACCGTGCCGACGCGCGACGCCTTGCGGTGGTTCGCCTGGGCACGCGACCGCTACCGGGAGAACCCCGCCGTGATGAACGTCTCAGGCTACCAGCGGATTTCGAACGGTCGCCCCGGCGAGTGCGGGCTGCGGCGCTGGTTCACCCCGTGGGGCTGGGCGACGTGGCGGGATCGCTGGGCCGGGCTCGCCGCCGGCTGGGCGGGAAGCGAACCCTCTTGGGATGTGATCGTGAATCACGTGCTGCGTGCCGGGCGATACGAAGCGTTCCCCGCGGTGAGCCGGATTCAGAACATCGGGGCAGAGCGTGGCACACACGTGCCCTCGGCAGAGTGGCACACGGCGAACCATCGCGTGCCGGTGACGGCGGACGATCTCGCCGGCGACCCGGTGCTCGCGTGGGTGCAGACCCGGGAGGACGATCGTGCGGATCACAGTTGACGAGATCGAGTCTCACCGGCCCGACGTGCTGCTCCCGCCCGACGCGGAGTTCGCGGAGGAGTACGCCGAGCTCGTGGCCTATGGGCGCGAGCGTGCCGCCGAAGCCACGGTTGCGATGGTGGCGATCTGCCGGAACGCGATGCCGTTTCTTCCGCAGACGCTCGGGCTCGTCGAGGCGACGGGCTCGATGTTTCGCGAGTGGAGTGCCTTCATCTACGAGAACGACTCACTCGACGAGACGCAAGGCGTGCTCTCGCAGTGGCACGACGGGCAGCAGCGGCAAGTGTCAATCAACATCAACGGTCGCCCGCATCTCAATCACACGATCGCACGCGAGCGGACGATCGCCTTGGCAGAGTACCGAGAAGCGTGCCAGAGGTGGGTGAGCCACGGCGCGACGCCCGACTACGTGATCGTGTTTGATACAGACGCGTGGGCAGGGTGGAGCGTTGACGGCGTGGCGACCAGCATCGCTCACATGGAGCGGGATCGTTCGTGGTACGGGCTCGCATCGTACTCGTGGGCCGAGGTGCCGCTCGGCCGGATCAACTATGACGCGTTCGCCGCCCGCCTGAACCACTGGCGGCAGCGGGATCAGAACTGGTTCCATGCGTGGCATCCGCCGGTGGGCTCGCCGCCGGTCGAGTTCAATTCAGCGTTCGGGCAACTGGCCCTGTACCGCGGCGACGCGTATCTCGGCGGCACGTACAGCGGGAGTGATTGCGAGCACGTGACGTTCCATCGCTCGATCTCTGAGCGAACTGGCAAGCGTTTCGGTCTGAACCCGTCGAGTCGGTGCGTGTCGTTCTGGCTGCCTGAAGAGGTGAAGCATGGCGGGCAACACAGCGGCGATTGACTTCGCCACCCTTCGCGTGCAGTGGCAATCGGCGAGCTCGATGTTCGCCATCTGTTCGTATTGGTCGATCACGAAGGATCAGTTGATCCGCATGAAGCTCGTGGCTGGGCTCGCCCCGCGTCACGACCGCCGCACGCGGCACCGCCCGGCTCGCCGGCCGCCGCCCTCCGCTGCCGAGATCGCAGCCAGCGAGGCGAGCCTGTCGTTCGCTCCGTATGTCGCAGCCCGCGTGACGTGCGTTCAAGCCACGTGGGACGATCGCACGCGGTCAGATCGACAGGTGACGAAGCCGACGCTGTTCAGTCTCTCGGAGATCGACGTGCCCGAGGAGGCTCGCGAGTTCATGGACGACCTGAACCGCGACGTGCAATGGTAGAGGACGCACCCTATGGCAAGGTGCTCATCGACATCGGCCGCCGCCACATCGCCGTCTACCGCTGCGATGGCAACGGCTACGTGCTCGATCAAGAGATGTTCTCCCTGCCGTGGATGATCGACCGGCGCGACGCCGAGGATTGCGTGCGGCACGTGTTCAACATCGCCTATCATTGGGCAGACTCACAGGCTTACCCGCAATCTGCAAGGGGTGGGGGCGAAGGCGGAAACTCAGGGTAAGGAGACATTCCCATGAGCACGCCGAACTACACCGCGACCGCCGACGAATACGCCAAGTACGGGAACAACTTGAACGTGTGGGAGCAGCTTCGGCTCCTCTCCCAGTGGGCTCCGCTGCTCTCCTACGGGCAGGCGTTCGTGAACGCGGTTGACCCGTACAAGAAGTCGCTCGTCGTGGCTGACGCTGCGGAGTGGGTTGCCAGCAAAACATCCGCCAAGGTTGACGATCAACTCGTGCGGCTGCTCGCCGACATCCTGAAGACGCCGCAAGGCGAAGCCCTCGTGCGGTGGTGCCTGCTCAAGGCCGAGGAGGCGAAGTGAGTTTCGATGCCGCAGTACGCATCGTTGCCGCATTGGCGGCAGTGGCTCTCCTCGCTGCTCCCGCGGTGTCCCGCGTGGTGGAAGGCGTCCGCGCGACGCTCGCCGCCCGCCGCCCCGAAGCCCCCGGCGACAAAGCCGTGAGCGTGACGGGCAAGGATCTTCACATCGTGCTCGACCTCGCGACCAGGCTCAAGGCGACCGGGTGCGTCGAAGGCGTCGCCCTCTGCCAGCAGTTGATCGACGTCATGTTGGGAAACACCAAGGCGACGAAATGAACGCTCGGATTCTCGCCGGCATCGCGCTCGCCTACATCGCCGTGTTCGGGCTGCCGGCGAAGCTCACGCTCCCGAGCCTGCCGCCCGTCGCCGTCACTGTCACCGAGCCGAGCCCCGAGATGAAAGCCAAAGTTGCCGGCGTCGCCGAAGCCCTCCGATCCGCCTCGCCCGTTGATCGGGCTATCTGGGCTTCGACGTGGGAGAAGGCGGCGATCGTGGTGAGCGGCGACGCGGTGTCGCCGGAGGTGGCGTTCACCGACACGCGGAGCCTGCGGCAGTTCACGGTCTTGGCTCTCGACATCGCATGGCGGCGGTTAGGCGGGAACAAGGCGGGCAAGTACGCCGGGCTTCGCGAGGCGGTCGAGTCGGTACTCGGCGAGACGGTCGGGAACGAAGTCGTGCCCGTGACGCCGGAACTTCGCCGGGCATATTCCGACGCCGCGCGAGCGGTCGCGTGGGCAGGCTTGAACCAGGGGTGACCGATGGAGCCCCGCGCGTTCGGCTACGATCCAGACCCGAGCGGCGCGGCAGCGTTCGTCGCCACGCTCGCCCGCCCGACGCTGGCCCAGGCTGGACCCGATCTCGTCACTGACGAGAAGACTGACGTGTTTCTCTACGAGGCTCTCCTCAAGCTCATGCCCTCGTGGCAGCGTGGCTCGCAGGGCAGCGTTGGCTCGTGCGTCGGCTGGGCTTCCGCTTTGTGCGTGGACATCCTCGCCGCCTGCGACATCGTCTACCGCAAGGAAGCCGAGGTGTGGGGCGGTCGCACGATCGAGGCGAGCCTGTATGGGCTATCGCGGGTCGAGGCTCGCGGGCAAAGAACGAACAACGGCGGCGACGGGAGCACCGGCTTCCACGCTGCGAAAAGCATCCGCGACTACGGGTGCCTGCACTACGGCCAAGACTACGGCGGCACGCGGTTCGACTCGCACTCATCGCAGCGTGAGCGCGATTGGGGGCGGAACGGATTGCCCGACGTGCTCGAACCGTTCGCCAAGGAACGCCGGGCAACCGAGACAACGCTTTGCACTTCGTTCATGGACGTGGCAAAGTCGGTCAGCAACGGCTACGCGGTTTGCGTTTGCTCCATGCAGGGCTTCAGTATGAGCCGCGACGAGGACGGGTTCTGCCGGCCCGGCGGGACGTGGCCCCACGCCATGTGCATTTGTGGGATTCGCTGGGGCAAGCGGCCCGGGGCTCTGATCGTGAACTCCTGGGGATCGTCGAACACCGTCGGCAAGCACTACCCCGCGAACATCCCCGAGCCGGTTCGCGTGTGTTCGTTCTGGGCCGACGCGGACGTGATCGACCGCATGTGCCGCGGCGAGGACACCTACACCTATGCGGGCTACTCGGGATTCAAGGCGACCAAGATTGAGAACTGGACAGGGGGCACGCTGTGACTCGCTCTCTGATCCTTGTCGCGGTGCTGCTCGCCGGCTGCGTGCCAGGCGTGGCGGTCAATGATGCCGCCATCACGGCGGATCTCGCGTGCGAGGCGGCCCGCTCTGCGGTACTGCTCTCGCATCAGATCACGCCGGCTCCGACGCCGCCGGCTCCCCCGAAGCCCACGCCGGGCAAGTGCCCGCGGTGCAGCGGCACCGGGCTCTTGCCGACCGACGGCAGGATTCGGATCGAGTGCCCAGACTGCAAAGGGACGGGCAATATATGAACCTCGAGCAGATGCAAGCCCACGTGTGGCAACGAGCTCCGCTCGGCAAGTTCATGGTGGGCCGCGAGACGATCGAAGATCTCGTGGAACTGACGATCGAGAACTGGGAGCCTGAGTACATGAACTCGTGCCAGGACGATGCCGCACGGCAGGCGGTGTGTGCGTCGATCCTCGCGTCGGTGAAGCGTGCACACCAACTGGCGAGCGGCAAAGACACACAGGAGTACGGTTTCGTATGGATGTTTTTGCTTCAGATGCTCGCTTCGGCAGTGATTCAAATCATCCTGCGTTACTGGCAGGAACGTGCAAGCAACCGGGTTTGGATTGTCACAATGCAGGCGGAGTTGACACGATGACAGACGAAGTGAAAGGCACGTTGTTCAGCATCATTGAACGCTGGGGCTTCCCGACTTTGGTCGCGATCGCCGCCGGGTGGATTCTGCGACACGACGTCCTCCTACCCCTGGTCGAGGAGCACCGCAGTTTCGTGAAGAGCTTGGCAGAGACCCAGCGCGAGATCAGCCAAGCGGTGAACGAGCAGACCCGCTTGCTCTATGCACTACAACCAGATCGCCGACACGCGATCGTTTCCGGCACCGAGCCGCGTTAGTCCGTACATCACCTACAGTAGCGCACTCCCATGAGCCCAATGTCACCGAGACTGCTTCGCCCCCGCGCGGGCGGCATCAGCACCGGCCAACTGCGCCAGAGCCTCGCGCTTTATCTACCGCTAGATGAGACGGCGACCAGCGGCAACGTGACCGCAGCAGACAACAGCGGCAACGGTTTCAACTTCACAAGTGTCAACTCTGTGCTGTCCACCACCGGCAAGGTCGGCAACGCACGCGAGTTCATCAAAGCGAACCAGACGCACCTTCTCGGCGGGAGCACCAGTTCGCTGTTGGCGTTCGGCGGGGGGGATTGGTCGCTCCAGTTTTGGTTGAATCTGACCGGCCCGCTGCCGACAACCGCAACGAACGCAACGATACTGTCGCGCAACGTGGACAGCAGCGGCAGTTTTGCGGCTGGCGAATTTTCGGTAGCGTTGTTTTTCAGCAGCTTCGCGACGAATCTCAACGTCAACGGTGCAAACACCATCACGTTCGCGCAGTTCAATGCGTTGCTGGCAAACACATGGCACCACATCGTTCTTACGAATAGCGGCACCACTGTCTCGTACTACCGCGACGGGAGCCTGATTGGCACCGGCACGCGCACCGGCACATGGGCGACGGGCGCGCGACACACGATAATCGGAACTCCGAATACAAACTCAATGGCAACTCAAACGACAGATGCCAAAATCGACGAACTTGGAAAATGGAACCGCACGCTATCTGCCAATGAGGTTTCCGCGCTTTGGAACAAGGGCAACGGCAGGAGCCTCGTAATATGACCGTCACCGAGCAGATCGACGCCACGCTCGCCGCGCTCCTGCCGTCTGTGACGGCGCAGCAAGAGTCCTACTTCTCGGATCATGGCGTGTATTACCAGATGCTCTGGACGCACACCTCGCCGCCTGCCGGGATGACCGCGCCGGATAATCTGTCGGCCGTGCCTGTCGGCCAAGACCCGGCCACCGTGAGCGGCCTACCTGCGCTCATGCGATCCCGCCTGCGGATCGACACCTACGGAAAACCTGACGGCTGGGTTATGACGCTAGAGGCGTCGGTAAACGGCGAGGTGTGGCGGAAGCAGATCGACTGCGGCGTGCGTCCCGAGTGGTCTACGGCGTGGGCGGTGCCGCCGTCGCCGTAGGTGCGCTCTTCACCTTAGAGACGGTCGTGAGGGGCATTTCAGATATGGACGCCTCGCGTAGCATCGGGGCATGAGAGTCGCATACGCCGATCCGCCGTATATCGGGCAGGCAAAAAAGCACTACTCGCACGATCCGCGATGTGCCGAAGTCGATCACGCCGAGCTGATTGCCAAGCTCAATGGCTACGACGCTTGGGCGCTGTCGCTCTCGTCTCCTACGTTGCGGATCATCCTGCCCATGTGCCCCGAAGACGTTCGCGTCATGGCCTGGGTGAAGCCCTTCGCGTCGTTCAAGCCCAACGTAAACCCGGCCTACGCCTGGGAGCCTGTGATAGTTCGCGGTGGCCGGAAGCGTGGCCGCGACGAGCCGACCGCCCGCGATTGGGTGAGCTGCAACATCACGCTCAAGAAAGGGCTGTCGGGGGCGAAGCCGGAGGCGTTCTGCTTCTGGCTGTTTGACGTTCTCGGGATGCAGGCGGGCGACGAGTTTGATGACATCTTTCCAGGCACGGGAGGCGTGGGCCGGGCGTGGGCCGCATACCAGACGCAGCTCCCGTGCATGGGAGTTGCTTGAGTTGCGCTACAGCACCAGAGTTGAGTCGGCCAAACAACCGGCCGCGACTGTTACGAAACCTCTACTTGCAACGATTCCGGCAGAGGTTTTGCAACGGCCGCGAAACCGGACACTAGATGGCATTGCGCCCGATGGACAGGGCGGTAGAATCTGAGCCATGCCGACCGTCACGCTCCGCTACCGATTGCCCGACGAACAGAGCGAGTACGATGCCGCGAGGCTGGGCGGCGAGGCGCTGTCAGTCCTGTGGCAGATCGAACAGCACTGCCGCGAGCGACTGAAGTACGGCCAGCCAGCCGCCGACGAGGTTCACGCCCTAGAGTTCATTCGGGCTATGATCCCGCATGAACTGCTGGAAACTGGCACCGACTGACAGTTTCACTACACGGGACGCCCCAAACATATTGGAAACCAAGCGTTTTTCGGTGACTTTCTAATATGATCTGGGTGCGCTACTGAAATCAGAGAGGGACGAAAAATCGGGGGTTATCAAACTACCCCCCTGCGGCGTATAGGTAGGTAGGAGGACACCACTATGGCTGCCGATACCTACGATGCCGACGATCTAGTTCGTATGCGATCCCTGCTCATAGGGATGACGGGATATTTCAAAGATGTCATGGAGAACGGAATGCCCAAGCCGCCGCCCAAGCGGGCAGGCGTAGACGCAAAGTCTGCCGATATGGAATGGCATGAATGCCGCTGGCATGAAATCCGCGAAGCCGAATCGTTTCTTGCCGAAACCGAGTCCGCAGCGGAAAGGGCTACGAACGAAAGCATGAAGTCGTTCAGAAAGCCCAGCCCACGAATGGATCAGTGACGCTACTGAGCGAAGGGAGAGTCGCATGGGCTACATGAAAAAACTCGACATCCGAATCCGCTCTGGCGGCGATGACGCCATTGCGGCGGCCTGCGAGTTGGCAGACTTGGCGAAGGCTCGTCGTGGATATGACGATACGATGCAGGCTGGGGAAGACATTACTGACGTTGTGACCGTGCTTCGCGGCGTCGGGTTCTCTTCTGTGGCTCCCGAGGCTGGGGACTCGGCCTCGCTGCTGCATCGCGTGGTGATGGCAGCGGCAGACGAGATCGAGCATCTTCGAGACGAACGCCGCTGGATTTCGGTGAGCGAACGGCTTCCGCCAGAGGGAGTTTGCTTGGCTGCCATTCGGGTCCGCAATTGGCATGAAGGACCGAAGCACTACGTCGAAATCAAATACTTTGACGGCACGCAGCAATTCCGAGACGAGGACGACTGGGTGTCATGCTCGGCGGTGACGCACTGGATGCCACTCCCCGAGCCGCCAGAGGTGAAGTGATGGAATTGGCAAAGCTGCTTATCGTCTGCTCTGCCGCGTTCTTCTGCCTGGGGATGCTTTATGGCGAGTGGCTCGCCAAGCGTCCGGGCTGAAGTGCGCTACAGCGGCGAGACACGGTCGCCCCGGGGCTGCAAGCCTCCCGCCTGCCCGCCCTACGCTTTGGGTAGCAGGCCGCGTTGCTGGCTAGACCAGTGCCACCACTAGGAGCTCTCCCATGTCAGAGATCAAGATTCGCCGACGCTCGCGTGACGTGAGCATCACCCTCACGACTGCCACCGCAGCCGCGAACACTATTCGCATCGAGGACTTCGCCGGGGCGGTGCTCGAGATGGGCACCGTCAGCACGAACGCCAGCACGCTCCAGATGTGGGGAGCCTCGACCGACACCGGCCCGTATCGCCGCCTCTACAAGAGCGACGGCAGCGTAGCCGACATCACTCTCGCACCATCGACGGCAGATGGTCGCATGTACGCTCTGCCTGACGAGATCTTCGCAGTGCCGTTCCTCCGCGTCGTGTCGGCCACGACGAACTCGACCGGGACTGCGGCGATCGTGAGCCTCAAGAGTTAGAGATGCCACAGCGGATCGAGATGTGGAAGCCGCCCCGCGGCACCGCGAAGATCCGCCGGCTGGAGACCAGGCCGAACGCTGCCGCTCGTGGCTACTGCTCGGCTCGCCACAAGGCATGGCGGCAGGCAGTGCTTGAGCGGGACGGGTACATCTGCCGCGACTGCTCGCGCGTGTGTGGGTCGAAGGGCGAGGCCCACGCTGATCACGTTGTGCCGGTGAAGGTGCGGCCCGACTTGCGGTATGTGCTAGAGAATGGGGCGTGTCGTTGCGCCTCGTGTCATCAGAAGAAGACGAACGCCGAGTCTCGATCCGGTTAAATCGCGTGCGTCTGCACAAAAACGCGGCACGACCGGGTAGGGGGTGGGCAGCCTAGGGTGCCAACGAGCAAAAC